ACTAGGCAAAAACTATAAACAGCTTAATAAAAAACAAAAACAAAAGTGGTCAAAGCTGTTTGATTGGAAAGAAACTGATGCTTCTAGACAGGGTATAGTTTGGTTTTAACCAAAGGAGGTGCAGCACTTTGAACCCAACGGAATCTGACGTATACCAACCAACAAAAGCTGAAGAGAAGTTGCTCAAGGTGTTAGTAAATCCTGATTTTATTGGCGCAACAGTAGCTAATATTTGTCAAGAAGCTGGCATTAGCCGTGAAACTTATTACCAAGCCTTTAAAAAACCCGGCTTCTGTGAACTCCAGGAACGCCTAGCGAAGGACTTAATCAAGCAGGCAGTTAACCCGATTATAAACGCCTGTATCAAGGAGGCTAAGAACGGCAGTTTTCAGCATGCTAAGCTGTTAATGGAGATGGGGCATATGTACACGCCGAAGCAACTGCAGGAGGTTACAGGTAAAAACGGCGGGCCCATTGAAACTAAGTCTAGTATGTCTGCTTTAAGCACTGAGGAGTTGAGGCAACTTGCCCAACTTAAGTGAGGCACAGAAGGAACAGATCAGGCAGGAAGCTAGGAAAGAGTTAGCAAGGCGAGACTTCTGGGATTTCTGTGTTTATATGGACCCTGTATTCTTTACAGACAATAAACCCCATTTAAAAAGGATTGCACACGCCTTTCAACAGGTATATAAAGGTAAGATTAAGAAACTTGCTGTATCAATGCCGCCAAGGGCCGGGAAGTCATACATTACTTCTCTATTCTGTGCCTTTATGTTAGGGCATAATCCTGATGGCTCGATAATGAGAAATAGTTACGCTGCTAAACTTGCTGAGAAGTTCTCTAAAGACCTTAGAGACGGCATAATACCAAGTGATAAATATAAAAATATATTCCCTGGTGCTACTTTATCAAAAACGAGTACCGCTGTAGATGGCTGGTGTTTGGGTAACAATACTCAACCAGCCTATTTTTGTGCAGGTGTTGGCGGTCCTATTACAGGTTTTGGTTGTAAGACATTGGCTATTCTGGACGATCCGATTAAAAACATAGAAGAAGCGTTATCCGAAACCATTATTGAGAATGTATGGAACTGGTATACCTCAACACATCTTAGTCGATTAGAAACCGATTGCCCTGAAATACATATAGCCACTAGGTGGAGTCGTAAAGACCCTATTGGAAGGCTTACAGACATATCTAGCGTAGCATACTCCGATGAATGGACCGTAATATCCATACCGGCATTGACTGATGATGGTAAAAGTTTCTGTGAGGAAATAAAGACCACGGAAGAATATTACGCCATTAGGAAGGTAACTGAGGAATTTATCTGGGAAGCTGAGTTTATGCAGAACCCAGTTGAGTCAAAAGGGTTGCTGATGCCGATAGAGGAATTAAACCGCTTTAAACTCCATGAGATAAAGAGTAAGAACCCTGATGGTATAGTTGGTTATACTGACACAGCAGACCAGGGAGCAGATTATTTATGTTCTGTGATTGGAAAGAAGTATAGTGACTTCACCTATATTACAGATGTTATCTTTACTCAGGAAGGCGTAGAAATCACTGAGCCATTTGTTGCGCAGATGATTATAGATACTAAATGCGACATAATGCGGGTAGAGAGTAATAACGGCGGTAAAAGTTTCGCGCAGAACGTACAGAAACTTATAAAAGGTCAAAGTGGTTGCTCGGTTATCTTTGAACCTACAACAGCCAATAAAGAAACCCGCATCCTAATGAACGCAGGTTACATAAAGAACAATTTCTATTTTAGGGATGATTACGAACCCGGCAGCGATTATGACAAATTCATGCGACAAATGACCTCATATGTGAAGATAGGTAAAAACAAGCATGATGATGCTAACGACGGTATTACAGGTTTAGCGGAGTATGTAAAGAAAAACCTCTTATTTCCACGACCTACTAAGCCATTACCTGGCAAGTTCTACACTCCCGGTGAGTTAGAGGACTTGGGATATAAAACGCCGACAGTAAAGAAGGTGAATTGAGTTTGGAAATCTTAATAGGCGCACTTATTTTCTTCACAGGTTATATGACCTGTTTTTTTACTGCTTCTAAACAGGTTAAGCCTAGTGAACTGGTAACACAGGTTAAACGGATTAAGCCTAGTCTTAGGAACCCGATGCAGACTTATAAGGTGCAATATGAACAGTTTACCACTAAGAATGGGTTATATGAACCTACAGTACCAAAGCGAGGTGATAGTTAGTGGATAGAAAACAACGCCATGAGGTTATGAGCGAAGAAGAAATTAAACAGGCTGAGAAGTACCTTGACTATTGCCGTAGCGCATATAAGGATAAAGACCAGCGTGGACTCTTTGATAAGTGGGAAGAGATTGACCAGTACTGGGAAGGCGATATCAACGAGTCTGAGAGCGATACAGACCCCGGTAGTAATACTAACATCATTCATCCTAACATAGAGGGTCAGGTTGCACTCCTAGTTGAACAGAATATAGCCATTCAGCCTAAGCCCAGAGGCCCATCGGATGCGCCCTTTACGGAGACTGTGCGAATCATAGCCGAGTGGATTAAAGACCAAAACAAGATGAAGCGTAAATTAGATGTACACGAGCGCAGGCGCGAGAAGTTTGGGACCGGGATATTTAGAGTGCTATTCGACCCTGATATGCTAGACGGTTTTGGACTGCCGCTAATAGAACCCTGTAATCCTGCTTATGTATTTGTAGACCCTACCATTACCGATATTTATAAGATACAGGAAGGCAGGTTCTTAATTGAGGTAATGAATAAGTCCATTAGTTGGGCTGAGACTTACTTTGACGAGGACTTAGTAAAAGCCATTCAACCCGGGTTCCATCCCATGGAAGATGAAATGCTGTTTGGCGAGGATAAAGGCGAGACTGACGAGATTAGCAAGGATTCTTACCTGCATATGTTTGTCTGGACCAAGAAAAAAGGTAAACTCCGTATGGTTCAAATGTCCGGGTGCGGTATTATCCTTTGGAATAGCGAAAAGGAAGAAGATGTAGTTTACCCTAAAAACAAATACCCTTACTTCTTTACACCGCTGTATTACCGAGAAGGCACTGTGTGGGCCAAGGGTGATGCTGAGTTACTTATAAAGACTCAAGACCTGACTAATGACCTTGATGATCAGATACGGATTAATGCAAGGCTGACAGGTAATGTACAAAAGGTTATAGGTATATCTTCAGGCATTGACCCTGATAAATGGACTAATGAGCCGGGACTTAATGTTACCGCTAACGATATACACGATTGGAAAGTGGTACAACCTGGACAGTTACCGTCTTATGTTATAGAACGCAGGAACTTTGCTATTAACACTGAGCGACAGATAACTACCAGGTTTAGCGATCAGATGGTTGGTAACAGGGTAAACGGCGTTGACACTGCAACGGAAGCCTTAGCACTACAACAGGCAGGAACTACAGGTATTGACCATAAGAAGATTTTACTGCAAGAAACATTAGGCGAGGTCTTTGAGTACTGCCTTGAACTTGCCAAGGAACACTACACCGAGGAAATGGCCTTTAGAATAACCGAGAAGCAGGACGATTTCATCTGGTTTAGGGGCAGTGACTTAAAACAGGTGCCATACCTTATCCCTGCACCTGACTCCTTAAAGGAACAGTACTACAACAGGCAGGAGGAACCGCCTCAATGGGTGCCACTCCCAGAATATAACGAAGAAACAGACGAGTTAACAGGTGAGACGAGACAGAACGCTACAGGAAACCTTGTAACCAAGGATGCAGCGTTTGATATAGAGGTAACGGTGGGAGCCGGACTGCCTAATAACAAGGCTTTCGTTTATAACGTTATTAAAGAAGCCTACCGCGATAAGGTTATATCCGTCCGAGAAGCTCGTAAACTCCTTAAAGACTACGCTGCATTGCCTGTAGAAGAAGAATTGCCACCTGAAATGATGCCACAGGAACAGGTGATGCCGGAACAGGTAATGCCCCAGGAAATGCCGGAAGGGGCAGATAACCCAGAAATAGCAGGGTTAAGTCCTAGTGGTAATCCTGCAGCTCTTGGCATGATGGGCGGTGAGTCCCTTGGATAAGGACGATATCCTAAAAAGAGCGGTTAACCATCCCTGGCTGCTTGACGAGGGTATACCACAGGAAGCTATACAAAGGGCGATGGAAATGAAAGACAATCCTGTATGCCCGAAATGTGAGAGGATTGCATTAAGGGATATAGGTTGGTCGACAGAACGCCGTGCAAGGTGTCCTCACTGCGGTTGGAACGGTAAAGCTGATACATTGTTTGAGACTTATATAAAACAAGGCATGTGGAGGTGATAGGATGCACTTAAATACGACTAAATGCTGTAACCATACCTTTACAGGTAACGATGTTACACCGCCTCTGCTGAATCAGGAACAGGTCTTTGGCAGTTATGACCCTAATCTGTACGGCGGGAACGTGGAGAAGTTTACAAAGGCTAAATGCCCTGAGTGTGGCAGAAGCCTTTTATTATGGCTTAAACCAGAAGATCAGAGGTATAAGGTTATTACTATAAGCGAGATAAAAGAAGATAAAGCCAAACCAAGGACTATTAAAAAATAGTCCTTTTCTTATCCCTTTCACGGTGGCTTTGTACCGTGTGTTCGTGCAGATAAGCACGGTTAAAAAATCCGTACTCGGTGAACGCGAAACACCGCTTATACTTCGTGGAAAACACGTTAAAATTCAAGGAGGTTTCACAACATGGAACAATTTAAGAAGTATGCCTTTAACTTAAACCTTCAACACTTTGGCGGTGCAGATGATGAACCGGCAGAGGAATTTGAAGTAGAAGATGAGGTGTTAGAAGATGGTGAAGAAGAAGCCGGTGTCGAAATCGAAACCGAAGATGATGATGGAATTGATGATGACGAAACCGGGGATAAAGAACTGTCCGATGAAGAAGAACACCAAGAAGAAGTAGAAAAACAGGTACCACTTAAAGCCTTACAAGCTGAACGCCGTAAATGGCAGGAAAAGATGAGGCAGATTGAGCAAAAGGCACAGTTGGCAGACAGATTCGCCAGCCTTACCGGGGTTGATGCCGAGAATATGAACCAATACCTTGACCATTTAGAAGTTAATAACCAGGTTGAAAACGGCGTACCCGAACATGTGGCTCAAGCCTTAGTCCAACAACAGCGGCAGATTCAGACTATGTGGACGCAACTAAACCAACAGAACCGCGACAATGAGGTAAATACCTTAAAAGCCGACCCTTTCTATGCTGATATTGAGGATTTCCGCGAAGAAATAGAAAACTATGCTAATCATACTGGGATTTCCATGAAACAGGCTTATATGGCTGTTAGAGGCGAGCAAAGGGTGGCCGAATATGCAAGGGAAGTTGAACAACGGACCCTGCTTAATAAAGCTAAAAAACAGGCACAAAAGGTGGATACATCAATTAGCGGCGATAATACTCCGGCACCTAAAGTCAAGTTAACTACTGATCAGATGGCGATAGCTAAAATGGCCGGAATGACTCCACAAGAATACTACAAATACTTGAAAGGGTGATAAACAATGGGTAAAAACGTAACTTACAAGGGCAGCCTCAATGGTACTGCACCTATTTACCGTCCGTTCCCTGTGAACGATAGCCAAACCATTAAGGCGGGTGATATTGTGGTACTTGCTACTAACAAAGCAAGTATCGCAGCCGATGCCGCTGCAGCCGGGACTGTACTGGGCATAGCTTCTAATGCTATTACCACTACTACCGCCACTGCTACCGACCTCGTTTATGTAGATATCAATCCTGCCTCCATCTATGAAATGCCTTATATCGGTACTGGTACCGTTGCAATCGGCAACTCCTACGATATGGGTGCTGCTGCTTACCAATTTGATGCCGACGATACTACTGGCGGTTACATCAAGGTAGTTGGCAATATCGATACTACTGCTAAAAAAGCCGACGTGATTCTTGGCAATCGCGTATTCTAAAGGAGGGATAACTAATGAAATTAACTCGCGAAAATTTTGGTCAACTTTTAACACCTGTTCATAAAAAGGTGTTCTATAACGCTTATGACGAAAAGCCTGAGCAATACAGCAAGGTATTTAAAGTCGAAGAAATGAATAAGAAGCAGGAAACCTTCCCTCACATGGGCAGCTTCGGATTATGGGGTACCAACACTGAAGGTAATACCATTAACGAAGATAAAATGAGTCAAGGCCAAACCGCTACCATGACCGCTGTACGTTATGACAAAGGTTATGAACTTACTTGGGAACTTATCCAGGATGACCTTTACAACGTAATGAAGGGTATTGGTAAAGGCGGTTCTGCTAAGGCTCTCGGTCGTGGTTTAAGGGCTACTATTGAAACTAAGTGTGCCGAAGTTCTTAGCGGTGGTTATACCAACACTGGCTATGATGGAAAAGCACTCTTTGCTGACGATCATCCTCTTACTGATAGTGCTTCTACCTGCGACAACCTTTATACCGGCTCTGATTCCGGGGCGGCTAAATGGATTCTGCAGGACGATACCATTGATAACCTTAAATTCCT